AGGCATCGGACATGGAGGAGGCTCCTGCGAAGAAGCCTGCCAAGATTCCCGCCAAGGCTGCTGCTTCGGGGGACGATGATGAGGATGCATTTGCCTACTTCAAGAAGTTGGCAGACGATGATGAGTGATAAATAACATCATACCCCGCTGAAGATAGCATCTTCAGCCCGACAACCCCCTTCGCAGAGGGGGTTGTTTCTTTTTAGAATCCACCCATTGGGGATCCACCGTATGGATTGTAATACTTTGCTATTTCTGTATTTCGAGTGTTTTGTGGAACTATGGTCGGGTTGCTTCCACCACCATTGGCAACATTGTTTGTTGTTGGGCTGTTGATCACAACGGTTCCAGGAGTTATCGCAAGTGATTGTTGTGCAGAAGATGCTGCGGACGATGCAGTTAACAGAGAAGATGCTTTTTGAGAACTTGAATAAACCGGAATGCCGTTTGCCATGATACCAACAGGCTTGACTATGCTACTGCTTGTATCCCTCATTATGAGTTCTTTTGTTCGATAGTTGTTAAATTCTCTCTCCCTCAACACACCATCGACTGCTGCATCGCCGCTGCTTTCTCCAAGACCAACAAGTGATGCTAATCCACCAATGATGCCGTCAATCGACGCTTTGATTGCTTCAATTATCAAGTCAAATATTGCTTCAACCAGTTCAATTGCCTCGTTCATGATAAATTCTCTTAATTCTTCGCTAATCTGTAGGCTTTCCTGAAAAAGAATTTTGAGTTCTTCCCAAAGATCGCTCATGAAAGTTTTGATGCCTTCTCGACCATCGCTAGACTTCAACCAATCAACAAGAGATCGCAGACCCTCTGTTATTCCTTTTACCAGAAGAATGACTCCTTTGATTATGTAAATAGGAAGTTTGACAACCACACCAAGAATAAACTTGAACTGCGCTGCCAAGGTCTGAATCATGTTTTTGAACCAGAGAACAATAGCATGCATGATCGTTTTTCCGATCTTTGAGAACATGCTGTCATTGCCTGACCATATTTCTCCGACTTTTGCATTGAAATCATCAAAATTTTTCGTGAGTTTTTTGCCTAGTTCAACAAAAGGACTCATCAAATCATCGATGATGTCAATCAATTTACCGAGTGTGTTTTTCAGGAAATCGAATGTCTTCTTGAAGTCAAAAAGACCGAATGAGAAGAACTTGACAAGTCCCGCAACCACACCAAGAATAATTCCCTTGGTATTTCCAAGTTCTTTGAAACCCTTGTATGCGCCCATTATTACATCAAATGCCAATCCGATGTAGAAGAAAAACTTTCCAAGAATGCGAAAACCGAATGTAAATGCTGTTCCAAATTTTGTGAAAAACGATAGAATGTTTGATGAAGTGCCGACGATTGCACGAATACTCCGAATAAGAGGATTCAAAACATTCATTACTGGCTTGAATGCATTGGATATCTGTGTAAAAATGCCACTAAATTTTCCGGAAAAATTAAATGCACCTAATATCTTCATCATCGAAGCGGAAAGTCCCCCAAATGCAGAAGGAATTTGCTTGATGATGTACGCAATGGTACTTATGGCGGTCCAAATGGTCTTTATGTAAGTCCAAATATATCCAATTGCTGCACCGATCACAATCGCCAACAAAAACAATACTGTTTTGAAGAAACCATCATTTTTTATGCTTGACCATTTCAATAGATCACCATATCGCTTTTGGGCATCTATCATCAATGCTGCCCATCGTGGAACTGTATTTTCTGCTTCAACTAATTTTTCTGCATCCTTGGCATCTTTTTCCTGAAGGAAATACAGTTCCTGTAGTTGTGATTCTTGAAGGCTTTTAACTGCATTGATTGTTTCTTCGTGATTCTTGGTTTCTTGCTTGAGTGATTCTTGGAAAACCTTGTCCTTGCCCATCAAAATACGGGCAGTCTCCTCAGACACCCGCTGTTCTTTCATTATCTTTTCTACTTGTTCTTTTTCTGCCCGTGCAATATTAACAACCAGTTCTTTTTGCAGTTCGGAAAGAACTTCCGTGTTCTTGACAGTCTTGAGTGCTTCTTCCTGAAATGCTGCAATTTGGTCATCACTTGCACGGGGATTATCAATTTGAAATTGAAGTATTTTTCTCTCCATGATTTCGGAGAGTTTTGATTGTATGTCTGTTAATCCAACAATGCCACCTGATACAAGAAGTCTTTTCTTTAACTCTTCTGATTTTTGTTCTTCCTCAAATTCTCTTTTTCTCTTTTTTGCAGCATTCCATTTTGCATCAATTTTTTCCTTCTCTTCTTGTGCAGCAGCAGCCTCGCCTGACGCTGCCGCCGCCGCTTCTCTATCAACCTTTCGTTGAGCGGCGGCATCAAGCATGCTCTGTCTTTTGTTTTCCGATCTTTCGACAGCCTTTACTTGTTTTTCAACAGCAGAAGAAACAGTTTTGAGGTCTTTTTTCAAGTCCCCTTGTAACTCTTCATCAAGACCAGAAAGTTTTCCTTGAAGTTCACGAAGACTTTCAAGAGACTTTTTTCTTTCATCTACTTCAGTTGTGATGCCCTTGGAATTCTCGGCAGCAGCATCAGATGCTTTTTTGAAGTTTTCTTCTGCCGTGTCGCTTGCTTTTTTCAGTCCTGCAATTGTTGATTCATACTTCTTTTTTTGCTTCTCGGCGGTTTCTAGGAATTCCCCATTCTCATCTCGATATTTTGCCATCTCCTTTTCTAACTCGGCAGTAGTCTCTATTAGTTTCTTTTGGGCACGATCAGCAGCCATTTTTGCGAATGTTGCTTCTTTGTCCAGTTTGCTTTGCTTTTCGAGTGCCTCGGTAGACTTCTCAAGCATCTTGTTGAGTTCTTTGAACTGCTTGTAGAACTCATCCAATGTCTGTGATGTATTTGGAGTCGGATTGATAGCAGAGGGTGGCGGTGGAGTAGGATCCGGATTTCCCTTTCGAATGTTGTTGTCATCATTTGGTGGCGTGTTCGTAGCCATCGGTTGTTACCTTTGCTGATTTTTCAACTCATCCATTCTCTGCTTTTCTTCTTTCAGATGCTCCAACAACAAATCTATGTAAATCCTCCGCTCCCATGGCAACATTCCTTCAAGGTCTTCAAGCGTGTAGTGAAAATTCTGCATCATTGCGAAATTCACCGATAACATGTTTATCAAAGTGTCATGTGCGGAGGTTACGAGAAAAAACTTGTAATTCCTCTCATCATCGTATTGTTGTCAGTCCCACAATGCTTGCACTTGAAGTTTACTTCATACTCCAACTTTGGCATGGTGTCCAGAAATTGAAGAACCTTCTTGAACTGATCCTGCGTCATTTCTTCAATGAAAGTTCTTACTTCGCCCGGATCAAGTTCTGAAGTATTGATAATCTCCTCACCATTGATCACCTTTTCAATGCAGAACACCAAAAGATTGAATGTTTTTTCAAGATCGTTTTCACCTCCAATGGACTGAATCGATTCCATTGTTGGGTACTTCATTTGCAACGATATGTCTTTGATAAGATGAATCACTTTTTTGTGATTTGGATTCATCTTTGGTTTGATGTCATTGATCGGAATCTGAACTTCGGTTGGCATCTCACATTTAGAACACTTGATGTTTGGTTTTACCGATTCCCCGACCGAATTGCTTCGGAGTTGAAGAAAAAGATATTCCATGTCGGTGATCGGAATGTTCAGGGGATCGACGGTATTGTTTGTACATGCAAGAATTACTTCTCTGATTGCAGAGTTGATTGTTTTTTCGTCCTTGCTTTCTGCTGCCATTAAAAGTACTTTTTCCTCCTTTACAATAAAGGGGCGATAGTCCACTTTCCTTCCGCTAACCGGAAGGATTGTTTGATATTTTGGTACTGACGCTAAAATTCCTGATAGTGGCATTATGATATCTCCTATGATGTAAATTACGGATAGAAACCGTTTCCAAAGAAGCCTGCTCCGAGGAAGGCTTGGGTATCTTGCAGAACCGACAGACCCAAATCCAATGCACCCTGCTTTGGAGTTGAGTAGACAACACGACCATCCACCGCTCTTGGGAAATCCGTATTTCTGAATTCCTGCAATTGCTGTGTGTATTGGCGAAGAATTGCATGCTGATTTTCACGCAGAGAGTTGAAAGCGGCTCGTTCGGCAATGGTGCCGATGGCAAACCCATCGACCGCCGTATCCAGACCTCTTTGGCTGGCAGCCAATATATCTTTGTATCTGTCTTGAGGAATTTCCGCAGGAAATCCTGTGTCTGTGATAAAGGGAATTGCCGGTCGTGATCTTATGTTGTATCCACCATAGAGTGGAACAATATCCCGATACATGAAACCAACATCAACAAACATCGGCTCTTGGGATGTGGTATAGTTCAATGCACCACCATTAATGTTTGTTGAATATGGATACACTTCTTGCAGATGGTATCCTACAAGTTTTCCTTGTTGAATTGCCTCAACCGCTTCGAAAAAATTGCGAACATGGTTTGGAATTAGTATGAGATAAATGACAGACCCTTTTGCGTAATCGTCATAATAATTCATCGCCCGTGTGTATGGGTTTTGTATGTATCTCATCCACTCATCAAAAAATTCTTTTTCGAACATGTCGGCTCCAAGATTCCATTGAATCTTGATTCCGCCAGTATTTGTGGTATTTCTTTTGTAGGGCATTATGCGGCTTGGGCCCGCATTTAAATACGACTGCTCACTTGTGTACCATGATTGATCGTTCATGGTGATTGATTTGCAAGTCAATGCAAGTCTAGTAGCATCGTTTAGAACATTATATCCAATTCCTTTTGTTACATTTGCATTCGGATAGAGAAGAACGAGCCATCGATTGGTATATGCCCATCCCGTTTGTTTTATCTGATTATAGTATGAGTCCAAAAATGATGGACGAAATTTGCCTTCTGCTTCAACGGCCAGTTGCGTATTAACTGCTGCAAGTCCTAGTGCTATTGTTGACATAGTTAATCTTATTTATCTGACCAAAGACCAAATACTCGCTCTACTTTGACCTTTAAACCGATCTAGCGGGAAGAATGGAACCATCTTCCATTCTGTTGGGGGTATGACTGATATTTTGGTTACAATTTGTCGAAGATAGTATCTCTTTATGCAATACTTGAAAAGTTTGAAGTCCCCCCTGTTTTTTAGCATTGGGTATGTGATTTTGAAAAATGACTCAGGGTTTGCGGGTTTGCCTTTTGGGGTTTTTTTAGACCAATCAGGACTTGATACCTCTGTCAGTAGGTTGTTCAAAAACAATGCCCTGCGTGTGGGTGGTAGGTAATGCAAGTTTAAACCGAGAAATCCCCCCTCTGTAAAGTCCAACAACAAGACTATGGGAAATTCATCCCAAAAATTAAGTTCTGCCTTGGTAAGAGGATCATATCCAAAAAAGAACATTTTTCCTGGTCGCAATCGCTGAGTGGTTTTTCCTTGGTTTTCCAAAAAAACACTCTGATTCATAGTAGTTCTGATTCTTCCAAGATGTCTTGCGAGCCAGACAGTCGTGGCAGGATCACTATGATCTAGATTGGTCTTGTTTAGTTGATTTATTACCTTTTGTACTTGCTTTTTGGTCATGTAGAAGACTTTCCAAAAAGATGTTCCTCGGTCAGAATTCTAAATTTCCATCCACGGTCTTCGCAAAAGTCTTTTGCTGCTGCCCATTTTGCAGAATTAATCAACCAATTTTGGATTTCGTATATTTTGGACTTCGACACTCTTTTCATCTTTGGTTGCTCTGGCTTGATTGTTTGTCTCTTTGGCTTCACTTCTATCAGTTCCTCTTCAATCGTGCCATCCTGTTTCTTCAGTCGAACCCAAAAGTCAACGAAGTATCGGTGCCGCTTTCCATCAAGGGGAGAGATGTAAGGTATTACCACTTCCTCTGATGACCATTCGACAACAGCATCATTTTGGTCACAGAATGTCATGAACCTTCTCTCCCATGATGATCTGTAAAAACACATGGAGGGATCGCCACGATACTTTTTTGGGTTCTTCGGGGTATATTTTCCCTTGTATGATTTGTTGGTAATAATGACACCGCCTTTATGCGTTATTTATTCAAACAGAACTAAATAAGTGCATATGGCAGATTCTCCCTCACCACTAGATTACTACGCACAGCAATATCAGTCCGGGGCACTCAGCAAAATGTTGACTCGCCCGTTGAGTGCTTTTGAACAGTTGCTGCATTCAAAATCAACGCATGAAGGCAGAATGTTGCACAAAGATCCTGAAATTCTGCGCTATCCATATGATCTGATGATGAATCCAGAGCATGGAATGTACATGAAAATAGACATCTATGAACCGGATGCAACGGCATTAGCGACCAGAAGAAAGACTTTTGCAGATGAAGCAATGCTCAATAAGAAACTAGAAGACTTTAAACAAACCATACTGAAAAAAACAGACAACGAAACATTAAAAAAACTTTTGGGTGGTAGAGATTACAACCGGTCAGCAGATTTAACAGGACTCGTAGACCAATTAAGTGAACTTCCTCCCCCTGTAGGCGATGTTGCCTTCCCGCAGCAGGATATTGATGTAGACTCATTTGTTAAAGTGGCCGGTGAAATCCGTAAACAACAAGGTTTGCCTGCAAATGAAAAATCAGAAACGGCAGATAAAGAGAAATTGGATTGGGGAGGGATAGTTCAAAAAGGGGCACTTGCTTTTGCAGAGGCACTTGATGTTCAGGCTACGGCAACAAAATTGGCGGTGATGGGTGGTATGCGAGCATCAAAATTAGCCGGCCCTTATTTTGAACAACCGATGTCTTCGTGGGTTGAAGAAGAAACAGGAATGCCTAGTCAGGGTCAAAACCGTGTCGGTGGCGTATATCTTTATATGCCCACTACAATAGAGGCATCGTATGGAATTGAGTATGAATCGTCTAACATGGCAGGGATGGACATGTTGCAACTTCCGAATGCGCTTTTGTCAAGCGATGTCTCTCCAGATGTTACTAGGGAAATTGCAAGAAAAATTGGATTTGCCAACTTAAAAGTTCTTGACAAGGTTGCACAGTTTGTACCAGGGTTTGATGGCAGTTTTGAAAAATACATGTCTGCTCAAACAAGACAGGTAACAAACCCAATGTCGTTGCATCTTTTCAAGGAAGTAAAGAGAAGAGAATTCACATTTCCGTATGTGTTTCTTCCGAGATCAAGAGAAGAAGTTCAACACATTCATCGAATTATCAATACTCTAAAATACTATGCACACCCTCAAAGATCAAGTTCTGGACGATTTCTTGATTATCCAGCAGAATTCAAGATTACATTCATGGAGAATGATGGCACAGAAAACTTTTATTTACCAATCATTCAGAAATGTGCCCTATCAGGAATTCGTGTCAAATATGGTGATGATGCAACATACTCCGTATTCACACGGGATATATCGGGAAGTCCACCCACAAAAGTGACAATGGAATTGACATTTTCGGAACTGGAAATTCTCACAAGAGAAAGATTTTCTTCAGGAATGGGCATTGAACCACCAAGTCTCAGGAGTTCTTGATTACATATGTCATATTTTAGTTTTCTTCCAGAAATGTATTACAAACTTGACCAAAACAGAGATGTCTTGGTCAAGAATATTCTCACCCGTGGAAAAATTTATGATTTTTTGCGTGATTCTGCATCAAGCGCACTTGAATACACGATAAGTGATGAGGAAAAGCCAGAAACTCTGGCAGCCCGTGTATATGGAAGATCGGATTATCATTGGATAATCCTATTGTTCAACGAAATACACGATCCATATTTTGAGTGGCCGATGAGCATCAATGAAATGGAAAATCAATTGGCAAAGACTTATACCGGTCAGGTGGTATATGTCGATACAAACACAATTTTCGATGTTGATCGCAAAGAACTGTTTGACAAAAAGAATCCACATTTTGCAGAAGGAGACATGGTGGAAAGGCGCAACCGTGAGGGAAATGTGGTGTCAACAGCGCAAATTGTTTCGTGGGATCCAAATCTGTACAAATTGGTGATTGATTCGGTTCAAGGAAGTTTTGTTCCCGGAGAAAGCGGAATGGACATTCTGTACTCCACCAACAGCAAGGGAAAAAGAATATCCGCAGAGATTAAACGAACCACGACCGAAAACAGATATGCTCTTCACCATTTTGAAAGTGCATCTACTGGTGAGGTGATTTCTCCTCTTTATAGACCAAGAAAAAAGCGAAGTGACGGAACTATGTACATCGACAGGGATCGTTTGATTGATCGATTCGTGTTCGGCAATGTCGAAGCACCAGACTTGGGCGTTGATCATGAAGGAAATCCACTCGGTGTTGCAAGAAGTGTCACCAATATTGAATATGAGGAAAAGAAAAACGATGCAAAAAGAACTATACGAGTGATGCGTCCCGAATTCATTGATCCCTTGTTGTCTGATTTCAGAAAGTTATTCTTGGTGAATAGAAGATGAGTACCACGGTTGAAAAGCCAGATATTGCACCAATCAAGCCAGGTGATGTTGTCATAGACGAGATCACCCTGCGGTCATATAATGGTTTCAAGATGAGCCTAAAGGGCATTTTTCATAACATCACCATATATGAGGATATTTTTTCTAACTTCATGTCTGGAAACATAACGCTAATTGATTCCTTAAACTTGGTCAAGAATTTCCCGATCATCGGGGCAGAGGTATTGACAGTTTCCTATCGCACACCGATGTATTCGTCTAAGCCCAATCGGTTGGTCTTTCGAACATACAAATTGTCTTTGGTCACGGACACAGCACAGGAAGCAACTCAATTGGTGAAAATCGAGTTTATTTCCCATAATGCAATTAAAAGCATGCAGAAAAAGATAAGCAAGTCTTTTTCATCAATGCCCGTTTCCAAGATGGTTGAAAGCATTTACAATGACTATCTTGCGAAGGATCCGATGGAAGAATCCGGTTCTTTGAATTCTAAAATAGACACGGATGTTGAGAAGGGAAACAACACAGTATTTGGAGGGGCAACAAAAACAATGAGCGTTTATGGGAACAGCGTGGATTCCCAACTAGAACTCATCAGGAACGATGAGCAGAGAGGGAACGGCTCAAGCAGAACGCAAAAAGTTCCCATCAAAACTGTTCTTGAAACATTCGATAGGAGATCATATGTCATACCGTATTCAACCCCATTTGGAGCAATAAGTTGGCTTTGTTCCCGTGCAAGGGCAAAAGAAGATCCTACCATGTGCGACTATGTTTTCTATGAAAATTACGAAGGTCATCATTTCGTTCCGCTGTCATGGTTAAAACAATTTCCTGCAAAATGCACATACACCAAGATTCCGAAAGGCTTTCGGGGAAGCAATGATACAAGATCAATTGAAGCCGAAATGCGTAATGCATTGACCGTATCTGTGGAAAACCTGTCTGACAAAGTAGAGCAGCAGATGAACGGCATGCTTGCCTCTTCCATGATTACTCATGACCTGACCACGAAAACATGGAATGCTTTTCAGTATAGATACGACTCTGCTTTTTCGAGCAAGGGAAAGCATCTTGAAGAGAATCCACTTGTGCCAAATTACAAAATTGATTACACAGCATCTGTTGAGGCTTGCAACTCTGTTTCATCAAGGACCACATATACGATTCCTGGTACTGTAAGCAACAATGATCCGGAAGAAATTGCTCTTCTTCGAAACTCGTTGTTTATACAGGCAAAGGCGATCAACCTGATGATGGAATGCTATGGAGACAGCAATTTGAAGGTTGGTGACATCATTGAGTATAAACCAATTTCCAAAGAAGCAACGAAGATGCTTGACTCCTACGAGGACGATTATTACAAGGGTCGATACATGATTACAGCAATCAAGCATCGAATTACTGACAGAGAACACTACATGACGATGACCGTTTCACGGGATTCTTATGCAGAACCTCTTGCACACAAGAAAAATGAAAACATGAAGATTGGATCCTGACCATGGAGTACATGGGAAAAAATGGTTTTGTATGGTGGCAGGGTGTCGTAGAAGACATTTACGATCCCCTGAAACTTGGTCGTGTTCGTGTCCGTGTTCTTGGATGGCATACAGACGACAAAACCGAAATTCCCACCGACAATTTGCCATGGGCGCATGTTGCAATGCCCGTAACTGCCTCTTCGGTTTCGGGAAAGGGTTGGTCGCCCACGGGAATCCTGCAAGGCTCTTGGGTAATTGGTTTTTTTCGTGATGGTTTTGCAGGGCAGGAACCAATTGTTTTTGGGACAGTTGGTGGAATCAACACAATCAATATTCCTGTTCCTGATGGAATTTACGAAACCTCGCAGGATCCTTTTTTAGACCCGACAAATATAAGAAATGCAATCGCAGGGGAAATTCAAAGCAAGAGAAATGAAATTCTTGCCAAGTTGGAAGCAGAAAAAAATGATGTCGGCAAAAAGCCTTATGAGATGTCAAAAAACCCGACGATCAATACATCACGGGGATTTTCCGATCCTGAAGGAGTTTATCCACTCATCTCAAGAATGGGAGAGGCAGATACGAATCGGCTTGCCCGTGGAGAACAGATTGAAAACACCATAGTCAAGAAAAAGAACGATTCTCTCGTAAACTGTCCGACAGCACTC